GGGGGGGGCCTGTCATACAGTACCCTAGTAGATCAAGAGACATAGACACGCTAAGACAAACTAATTAGATCTTTAATTAATCGTGTGAATTTTTAATCAGAGATATAGTTAGTGCTTAGACTTGGATACATTGAGTCAATGAAGTCCCTAATGTATAAGATTTAGAAGAATTACCCCTCTTCTAGTCCATGTTTGGTATGCTAAGATTTAGACCTATCTTAACAGGTTGTTAGAAACCAACTCCCACAAAACCACTTAAGGTTCGTGCCAATAAGGCTCGGGTACCATTATATATAGATAGATTTTCCGATATATACAACAGTCTTCACATTAACTACATGAAAGTCTCAAATGCAGGCTTCAATAATCCTCTTGCAAATTTAGTTCCAGTTAATGCGGCCCCAACCTCTCCTGTGACAGCTTAAAATAGGTTGGAATCAAGTAACTTCTTCAAGGTAGGTAACACTTTGTAAGAAGTATCGCTAGTCCCGACATTTGCCCATGATTCAAATATCATTGTAGGGACATATTCGTATGAGCAATATATTTCAAATCTATAAGAATCAGATGTATTGATAGACTCGAAACAGGCCCATATTGGATTCCTAAAGGCTTATTCCATTCCTTAAGAATCATTGGGGTTTTAGGATGCGAAGATCAAATCATCAGGATCTAAAGGCAGCCATACGTAAGCAGTACCTGATTTATCTACGGTCGCTAAATCTACAGTCACAGAAGTTGGGTATTGCTTTAATTATGAGACGGTTGGTACAGGGAGTGAACTTTAGGTATTGGCGAAAGTTTTCCCGGGTACTTAAGCTATCACTACAGTTCCTGATTTTACTTAAACATTAGCAGTAGGATAGATTTTTAGCCCTAAACGAAGGAGTCGTGAGGATGTAAAACGTGCGGTTGCGCCTCCTTATCCTCCTTATGTTGGGTCTCCGCTCCAGTAGCCTGCGAGAGGGCAGTCTGCTGTCTGAATTCCACTTCCTCCAAGTGTGGCTTGTGTAGAACTAGTGGAATGAACGGGTTATACATTAAACCAAGTGGGATAATTTGTGGTATATTGAGATCCCATGTGTTAAGGCAAAATGCACATACATCCATAATTAGCTCCATAAATGTAATCCAATTCGAATCTATAAGTAAGTATGCTTGTAGGAATATAGAATTCGGACGGGCCTCTACAAGGTGGAGCATTAAATGGGTCCAAAATTGCTTTAATGTATTTGGAATCGGCTGAGCTTAGACCGGTTGGAAGACGATATTGTTTGGTTATCTCTCTAGTTTTTGCTCGATTTGATGTACCAATTGTCTTCACTCCGTTCTTCCTTTATAGGCCTGGTTTATTACTTTTATTCACATATTTAGGTTTATTCTCTTTTTATTTGGGTTGAGTATCCCCTTTATTTTGTTTTTTCATTTTATATTGGTTGTTAATTTGTTTACGGTCTTCCGTTTTATATAGGGTTTTAGATAAAATATTATTAGTGAAGATTCTAAAATACATCGATGTTAGATAATTCTTCATAAAACCCTATAGAATTAGTATATTCATTATGTTACCAAGCATTCGTTAAATTTCGCAATGCTGGATAATTAACCCAATATTCTGGTGTTAAATCCTAAATAGTGTTCCTCTCTTTCTTATAATAGAGCTAATCCCAAGGTATGCATCTGGAATTATGCTCTAACTCGTCATATCTATACTATAGATAGGTAGATTATAGAGGATGAAATGCCGCACATACTTCTAACTATTTGGTTATACAAGTATTAAAATTCCCAACATCTAAAGCGGCTTCGGAGGTGGAATAATTTCCTCCTAAAACTAATCTGTGAGTGTCTCTTTATATGAATGAATCATGTTCGGTATAATAGCCTACTTTGGATAGAAAGCGGAAAGCATTCTCTGAGACAATCACTTCTTTGATCTAATAACCTATTCCCTATGGTTTGTTGTGGGTCGGAGCCCAATAATCTATAATAGATAACAATTATGAAACCAGGGATTTTGATATCATTATTAGAACATCATCACCGGATATTAAGTAATCAAATTGATTTCTCTTAATAGGTCCTACTGATTTTTTGAGCAGATGCTTGAAGAATTTAATTTAAAACGTTTAATTCTCGGTATTTCCCCAAGTAGTCCTCGTAGGATGACCGGAGGTAGTCGTTCCCTTCATTACTCCTTTCAATAGAGGGTCTCTAGTTTTCCTATAATACATGACAAACCTTTGATTCAATTTGGTACATATTCTATCCACTTCTTCAATTTAACTACAATTGAATCCCATTCTTTGTCCGAAATCAAAAACTGTTCCATGTATTATGTGGTTTTGAATGGATTCAAATAACCATGAATGTTAATGGGAATCATGAGCTACTCCATCTAAGGAAACAAATACACAATCGTCGATGTTATTTGCTCTCGTCTGGATTAGCGAAGATAATTCGGAAATATTTAATCCGCTAACGAAATGAGGGTTTACTTTCTTAGTAGCTTTAAGGAGATTAGAATTCAGAGTACCACCATATATTTTATATTCGAAGGGAGGATTATGTACAGCTCTAGATCTGATCTTCTCATCTTCGCAGTAAAGGTCTTCATCGCCTTTCATCATTGCTTCAGTTAAGTCTGCGAATTTAGATCTCTCTTTTAACATTTCATGTTGTTTAGTATACATGGTCCGTTTTTTATTTTAAAATTTAGCTATATATTCATCGACAGTTATTATCTCTTGGGCGCACATAGCATCTTATATTTTCTTTAAGTGTTTAGGAAGTTTCTTTGATAGGAAAGATTTATAGTGCTCTATCGACTGTTCATCTCCAATTTATATAGCTCCAAAATGTCTAGATATCATTGATTCTAGTGAAGAAGCGTTAGACAAATGTACACGTTTAGGTAATCCATTTTCATGGTTTGGAGTTATCCCTGGATTATAGACATATTGAGGTTTCTCGTCTTATTCTACTGCTAGTACATTTCTCAAATGGTCTAATGTCGTTATTTCTCCATTAGGAAGGTAATATTCAGCACCAATAAAGTTTTTATTAGGAAGATCTACAATCTTATTAGGTGCATATGGTTTTGACTCCAAAAGTTACCTCGATTTCGGCTTTAAATAGTTATGATTTACACATAATCTATAAATATGCTTGGAGAACCTTATTATTGGATGGTCTGTAATGTATAGCATGACATTATCCCAAACAGGTACGGGTCTTCGAGCAGCTTGTATTTATTATTAGCTGACTTAATCTAATATACTCAGAGGTGGTTATGTGTATGATGGTTTATAAATCCTATTATATATAGCCATAAATTTATCTTACAATAGAAGGAACATAAGCTAACAAGCCATTTAAATTACCCAACCTTTTGGGAATTTTGTATGATGTGGACTATATGGAATAATTTTCAATAGAATATGATAGAATGAATCAGAATATATTTCCACTGGAGATTTGGTATAGTAAATTCTTATCATATTAGCTATTAGAAATAGGATTGTATGTATACTCCTCCTCGTTTTCATGGTGGTGGAAGGCCTTTATAAATCAATCACTTAATTGGGAGTGAAATTTGTATCATTTATAGTATTAAAGGCTGAGGTATACTCTCTCCATTATTCTGTTTATTTTTCTTCACACTTTTCTAAGAATTATCGTTCACAAACAGAATGGACCACATTTAATGATTCATTAGTCTTAGTCCTAGAGTGGACGATGGCAGTCATTGTTCGTATGTTATCTACTCTATTTGCCCCATAATTACTTAAGATTTGAGGGTTTTTATAGAGGTATGTAGATGCCGCTTCTTCAATATCGAATAATGGTTTTTCTACTATATGATTTGGGGTATTTTTCGGTAGAGTCAGTCTAAATGAGACACATTTAGCATCTCGTCCTGTTCTTATAACATGAATTGTATTAAATTGTAAGTTTTTATAGACCGGGTTAGACTCTATTGTGTCAAACAAAGGGATATTTGGATGAGTATATTAGGTATTTTTCCTAGGAAGAGATTTGACAATATCGCCACTCATTTCAAAATGACCCTCATTATCGTAGTATGTGGAGGTATATGGCTTATTTCTAGATTTATATATTGTCGCTACACCTACTATATATGTATTAGAATTCGTTCGTAAAGCTTCTAGACAATACTCTAATACTCCTGGGTAATAAATACAGTCATTGACATTTATTAATACTTTACCAGATCTAATTTGAGTGTCTTCATCCACAGGAGTAGTGTATACTGTACAAGGTATAGGAGTCCTTGTAACTATATTTTTAAAAGACGTTTAGTAGACTTAATCTTTATCAGGTGTAATTTTAAGATCTTTTTCTAGCCTATCTGAATCATAGACATCGAATATCGGTCGATACATATAAAATCGGCCAGGAATATGGCTAGGGGGAAACATTTATACAAGTTTTTTAAGTTTACTTCCAACATCTACTACTATATCAGCTTTATAACGGATTAAGTTTAATTTTTCAAGGGTATCAGTAACGGTCCTTAACATAGGATGTCCGTAAGACTTAAAAGGTCTAGTTATCTTCTCGTTGTCTATTTTCTAAAACCCATATTTAATAAGGTCTGCATATTCAGTTAATTCACTAGCGTCTCTTCCTAATGCTTCCCACAACTCAGGGATTACGGTGGATATGGCATAATCACCGTATTTATAACATAGACCTATAGAATCATGGCTCACTGTATTGCCAGATATCTTTCGAGAAAATTTTTAGTGGTCTGAGATGGGTTCTTCCAATTTTGAGTTAGTTACTAACTCCTGAACAGTCTCAATTAATGTAGGTTTGAGACATTTAGACTAAGGTTGTTATTTTAATTTCTTGTCTGGTACTTAATCAACTATTTACTCTTAAACAACTTCTCTATGTACTTATTTAGGTGGTAATTTTAGAGAATCTAGTCTTGGTAATTCAGGAAGTTTTATTTCAGGGAGTGCCAAATTCTTCAGATCTTATAACTAGCACGGAGTAGCTACAGCACTATACATAGTTTATAAAGTGTCAAATGCTTTGGTTCGTGCTGCTGTAGCTTCATTAACTTAAGGATGGTCTATGATTTATTAAGTAGTGGTCTCTAATTATTTGAGCTAATTTTAGATCTATTAAATAGGTTTCTCTTTTTATGTAATTTATTCCTATTGTTTTTCCTATTTTTTAAAAATAGATTTCTTAATAAATCCTTCTGCCTCGTTTGTTATCGAACAAGAGTAGGTAGGGTGAAATTCCCAATGACCTGGTTTCATAGTTAGAAGCAGAACGTTATTTCCTTAAGGCTAGATATTTTAATAAACACTAATCATTGGTTTGCTGTCTGGGTATTCATTACGTATTAAAAATTATGATATAGTATCCTCAGCGTAAAATGATAGTGCTATTATATCTACGGCCGTCCACAGATGATCATAATAATTTTAGCCTAAAAAATAACGAATTGGCTATATTATTGCTTTAGCATCCTCTATTGTACAATCAAATCTATTCCCCTTGAATTTTTGGAAATCTGAATAAGCGTCATAGCCGCATGGGGTTCTGATGTAGGATTATAATCTAAGATCTTCTGTGGAGGATAATATTGATACATGTCCTTCTTTTCCTCTATTTTCGAGTAAAACGGCTCCTATAACATTAGTTTGATCGGTAGAGAAATCGGTGATGTTTAAGTCATAAGTGAATACAACGAGACCGACGTCTAAATAAAAGGGGACCATATTACCGAATGTGTTATTAGGATGTTCAGAAGCATCTTAACCAGCAGCCATTTATGTTATTATTGGGAGTATTAATTTGATGTGTTTATCTGCCTTTTTCTTATCATTAACGTAAAATTAAATTGAATCATTTAGATATTGTAAGATAAGAACTGCAGTGGCTATTAAGTCTGCTTCATCTCCGTAAGACATGTAGTTATGCCATGTTAAGCCAACCAATGGGTGCCTTATACTTAAGACCCAAACTATTGGAGTTATAAAACAATAAGGTCCATCTAAATGATTGGATAACCCGCACCACTAATTATTATTATTGTCAATTATGTGAAACATGGTAGGTTAATGGGTTAAGTTTTAGGACACTTATTAGGCGTAAACAGGCTATTTATGGAGACGAATTTATTCTGGAAATTAGTAAACCGATTACAATTATTAACCTATAGTGGAGGTAGAATTTTTTGGGATAGATTTTTTTATATATTAAACTTACTCCTTAGGTTTTGGTTTATACTATTTCTTAGAACGTCTACTATGGATAAACATTGAATCATCGGACTTTGTTATAGATCCGGTGTCTGCGGTATTTGTGAATGAACAATTCATACGATCTATGCAATCTTCACAAATCCTTTATTCTGGGTTATTATTATATCGATTTTCATAATCGTGCATTCCCTACCAGACTTCGTGTTCAGTTTCATAAATATATTTTGATTAAGATTTATTGAACACTGGGTTTATCCATGTCTCCATGTTATCACACTTCTCTTCTTCACAGCAAGTAATAGTATATTCTATTTTTATCTTGCGTATTTTCTTTGATTTTTTGTTAATTTGAGAAGGTTTTTTATTATAGACAGTGACACTATCCTAATCTGTTAAATATTTAGGTAATGATTGGATAGGTATGTCGTTAAACTAGTAGACAATGCTACTTAAACAATTATTATTATTATATAAATTATTTATAACGGAATCACAAACCTCGTTGCTATCCATGGGACAACCAAATGGAATAAATCCAGATGGCAATCCTTAATTT